TATGTTGGTACAGAACTTATTACATCTGTTCCCGTCCCTGCCTCTGCTACGTTTGCTGCATAGGTTGGCGTTGAGCTTGCTACTTCTGTGCCTGTAGCCGTCTCTAAAACGCTCGTTCCGTATGTTGGTACAGAACTTATTACATCTGTTCCAGTAGTTGTTTCGCTTACAGGGGCTGTAAATATAGCCAATGCGCTAACTGAGTCTACTCCAGCAGACGCTTCGTTAACCACCGCAAAAATTGCTACCGCCGTAACTACTACATCGGTTCCCGTACCTGTTTCGTTTACGGAAGCATCATAGGCCGATCCACCCCAACTTGATGCCCCCCATGCGCCAGAACCCCATCCAGACATTTAGCCCGCCAAGCTGAACGTGTAGGTTACGGCTAAAGAGTCTCCAGATACTACGGAACGGTCACCGGGGGAACCAAAATCCGCAGCAGAAAACAAAGTTCCTGTCGTGCCATTTTTTGTGTTCGATGAAGTTAAAAACGCCCCACCAACTGTAGCGGTGCCATTAATCGTAAAACTTGCTCTATTGGCTGTGTTAGTTACAACAGATGGATTGGCTGTAGTCGCTGTTGCAAACGTAGCTGCAACACGGTTTGCTTCACTGTAGTCGAGTACTTCTGTCCACCCTGCATGAGAAGGCATAGTATCCCCGGCAGCGGGATTATTTGAAGCACCAGCACCGTACAGGCCAAGAAACCAAGCTGTGACGGGGGTAACTGCGGTTAACGCAGACCCTGCCATATATGCTAGACCTACGTTTACAACTAGGTTTTTGGATTCCGCTTCCCATTTAAGAGTACCGTCTTTACCAAAGCATTCAATCTTAAAAATACCCGTTGCACTAGCGCCCTCTCCTGAAGCAGCGCTACAAGTCAAACCGCTAGATATAACGTCTGTGGCTTTAAGGTTTTCGGTAGTCATAAATATTCCTAAGTAAGTCGAATAATTGAAGTGGTTGCGCCCGTAGCGGGGAATTGTATTGTTAAACCTGTCAGCGAAGTCTTATCGGCACCGAAATCTAAAACGCAAACTGCGCCATCTACCCCTGCTTTATAAATTAAAGCGCCTCTCGCGGTTAGCGCACCCGACCAAGAAATATTACTAAAAGAGATATACGTGGTGTTGTTTAGGTTTGTTGGTACTGTACTGATCGTTAAAACTGAACCGCCCGCGATATACCCCGTACCAATAACTTCTCCAATTGGAGTGTAGGCCGTCGTGTTTTGATCCAAACTCGCCGCATTAGTGTATAGAGCAATATAGTAAACACCCGACGTAAAATTAAACGCGGCACCCATCAACCCCGTCTTAAACGAATTACAGGCGAAGTTTCCGGTGAAGCTCAAGATGTCACCTTAATTTTTGTTTGACCGTCTCGATAAGCATCACCACGCTCTAAACCGTCACCCAATCTTTTAGCCAGTATCAAAGCTTCTTTATACTTGGCATCGTAGAGTTGAAGCATGTCCGCCTCACCCTTCATAAACGTGTACGCTTCGATTAACGAGCCATATAAAAGCACAGTGTCAAAATTGTCACCTAGCCAAGAAGTTCCAGCGGTAACAATAGAAGGGGGGTAGAAGAAATAGTGGAGTTCTACCGAATAAGACGCGTTGGGTGTCGGCCCCAAAATAAAAGTTAGCTCGTTAGCATTGTCTGAACGCGGGCCAAATAACGCGTAGTACTTAGGAAAACCTATGCTTGTAGGCGTTGGGTACGCTTGCCGAATAAAGTTAACGTCTTTGTTTAGTAAATACTCGTAGGAACCATCTGTATTAACCGCAGCAAGAGAGTAAGAAGCTAAATAATCAGCGGGGCACTGTAGATACTTATTATTTATGGTTGTTACACCCGTCGCGTTCTTACGTAACGAAGGGAACTGTACGGAGTTATATATTCGTTGCTCTGCCTGTTGTACAAAAACAGGTATTTCTGCCACAAAACTTGGCTGTGTATTTTCGGTATACGCTTGAATTGCGGCTGAAAGAGAAGAATAATTCACGGGTTAACCCTTAGCCCATCGGCCCACGAGCCATTGTGCCTTTAATTGCTGCGCCAGTACCACGAATCTTGATACCGTCAGTCTTCGTACCCTTAGCAGGTTTCTGCTCCATATTGCCAAGGCTCATACGGCTGCTGGCTGGGTTGCTACAGTACGGATCAGTACCGGGATTGGCTTCCACTCTGACGATTTTACCCGTCATTGTGTGGGGTTCAGCATAGACGCTGGCATCGCCAACTTCTTTACCCATAACTTTTTTACTGAAGGTAGCCATTAGCTGCTCCTTTGGTTTGCTGCGCGTGCCATGTTGCGGCCCATATTCGCAGCTTGTTCGGTGGTAACACCACCTTTAGCCAATTTCGTTGGCTTCTGCCCCTTGTGCATACCCGCTTGGTGCTTGCGAACTTCTTTGTCTGCAATTGCTTTGACTTGCTTCTTGTCCATGATTAGCTCCTTATGTCACAACTACCGTGACTGTACCAATTAATACGCTCAATGCCAAGTTGTTTGGTGTAAGCGCCGCATCAAAAAAGCTAGCCCCGCCGACGGGATTCCAGCCCCACTGAATTATCCTGCTACCACCCCCAGTAAATCCGTCGTCCAACAACCCAGAAACTACGTAGCTTCTGTCTGGCCGGGGGTTATGCAGCCCCTGCGGATCATCTACTGGGTAAGTACCTAGCATCAATTGCGGCTGATCTGGTGTCCAACACGTCGGGCATACAAGAATATTGATTATATTGCCCTTGACAGTTTCTTTTTTAAGCTCAGTCAACTTAAAGCGAAAACCGCAACGATCACACTCCGCAATCGCATTTTTGCCCGATGCGAATTTATTGCCCATGTCTTACCTGATATACATTTGACGTGGTACAAAACGAACACTCGCCTTTTCCCGATCTTCATCCGAAGCCAACTGCCAAGCTTCGTCATATTGCTGCTTCAGCACGCCTAACCGCTCCATACCGCCCGGTACTTTCATAGCCAAGTAGTAGGCCAGTCCTGCAACCATGCAGGGGATAAACCGGAAGGGCATATCCATCGTGTTAACACCGTTACCTGCGTCTTGGATACGGCGCATGCGCCAGTAGACGAATTGGTATGACTGGGAGCCGTCAGGGATGGGCCAGACGGTGAATTGAGGCGTGTTGAGCCTCTCTATCCAAACTTGTATGGGACGGGCTTGCTGGAGCTTATTTGGCAGCGTAGCGTAAGTTGATACGCTGATACGGGTGATGGTCAGGTCTACTTGGGTTGCTGCGTCACCCGCGCCCGTGCGAATGACATGCTCAAGAAGGTCTACCGTGTCTGCTGGAAGCGCGTAAGTAGCTTGACCCTGAACGAGAGGAACCGTACCTTGCTCGAAGGTGAACATGTTCACTCCCCGATTGCTCCAATCCGCAAATAACAAGTTCAAAGAACGTCTGGCTGTACGTAGGTCATACCCCGTACGCATTTCTGAACCCGCCCGCTCAAACGCCTCTTCAACGATTTCGCTGAGGTCAATATTGAAGGTAGCAGTTCCAGAGGTTGCCATAGTTATTTCTTAGCAGTTTTTGCCGACTGTACAAACGCATCGGAAGTCGGGGCTCCTTTGCCACCAACCTTACGCATCTTTTCGCCAGAACCTTCTGCAATCCGTTTACGTTTTGCATTGATATTGGCGTAGAGGCCTACTGGCCCGCCTGCTTTGTGTTTTGGAATTTTACTGGGGTTGATGTCCCCCATACCACGGCTTGCTCGCATATCAGCAGGCCTTGCCGCCATTTTTCATTCTGACCATCGTGCCTTTGGTTTTACCTTTGGACTCGATACCACCACCCTTGGCCATCTTGGTCACGCCGCCTTTTTTCATCCCGCCTGCCATCATGGAGCCGTCTGGCATTCTATGGACTTCACCGCCCATAGCCATCTTGGTCATGCCGCCGTGCTTCATCTTGGAGCCTTCTTTCATGCCCTTGTCTTTGTCTTTGCTCAATTTCTGGAACTTAGCAAATGGGTTCACGCCTTTTGTAGCCATAGTATCACCACCTTTTAAAAATTTGCGGCTATTGGCCGCGTTAAAGAACTCTTTACTTACCCTGCCAAAGTGACGCAACTTGAGTAAGAGCCGCACCAATCGTACCGCTTACGCCCGCAACCATCATCATTATTTTCCAGCCGCCTCGGGCTTCGGAAAGCGTAGTGTTAATAGACACTAGACATCTTTTTACTTCTGCCATATCCGCAGATAGCTTGTCCATATCCCGCTGCAAATGCGCGATGTCTGAGGCGTGCGTTGCTAACTCTCGCCCTATAGCTATAGATTCTTCTGACATATTAGCATTTCCATCTGGCTAGCGAAGCGGCTTTACGAGTAGGTTTACCCTTCTCGTCTTTCATTGGGCCGGGCATCCCGCTCATGCGGGCACAAAACGAATCTTTACGAGCGCCGCCCTTTGGCTGGGGGGCTTTGAGATTGCTTCCCGTGGCTTTGTTGTACACAGCCCGACCCTTGGCGGTCAGTCCAGCCCCTTTTGAGGTAGCTAGTTTTTCGCCACGGCCCACGGAAAGCTTCGGGGCAGCTTTAGCCATAAAACACTACTGCTGTAGCACCCGCAGAACACGTTACCCGCAGGCT